GTCTGCATATGACGGTTGGAGAGCCCGCCGGAACCCGTGACTAGAACGAGACCGCCCAGACAGTCGACAATATAACCGCAGGCAGGATGAGTCGAGCCTCATAAGATGGAACGTGAGCAAAACCAAAATTGGCATTTCTGACGTCGTGGAGGCTGGGATGCATCACGGTCCAACCATCGACTATAAATTGGGACACCGCAATCGATTGTGGGGGTGACGGATACTTAGGCGAAATCCATTTATTCTGCCCCCAAGATATTTCACGATACCTACGCCAATCAGTTAAGTGTGACAACGTTTGCCCACGCTCAATTTCCCCACAATTATGCACAACAACTTTTGGACCTACCAGCCGCTGTCGTATCGCCGTTATCGCCGCAAGCTGAGCAGTTGGAGTGCGACACGCGTTGATGATTACGTGGGAAAAGAGAAACATGACCGTCCCAGCGTCGAACTCTGCCTGTGAAAATATCCCAGCGTCTATGAGATGACGAATGGTGATGTCTGGATTGACAAAGTCGAAATCAAGGGGGTCACCAGTTCGTCCGCGAGCTTGGTACTGCCTAGCCTCTCCCACAACGTTACCAGGATCAACGATTACATATCGTTTATCAACCCAAGGGCCTGACATCCTGCCATCACGTCCTCCAATGTCGACAACACATCGGACGTTGACGTACCAGTCTGCGCGTGTTAAGCCGACCATCCAAGTTGCCGTCCATGCCGATAAGTAAGCAAGAGCATCACACACACGAGGTCGGACTTCGTTTGGCATATCTGGGGCGGTTCGGGACACCTTCAGCACCGGCGCGTCTACTGTCCGAATTGCCAGCTCATCACCCAGTCGAGAAGATTCAGTCCATCTACAATATCCTACGCGGCCATGAGCACTATAACGCATGTGTCCATTGTGATCTAACCACTTCCATATCCGACCAACATGAGCTATCGCGCCGACATATGCAATGACGTCATCAAATAAAGACTCTGGACGTTCCATCTTCCAACCGGCACTCCTGAACTGAACAGCGTCTCCGTGCGCCAACCACGAGGAGAAGGGGTCGAGTGTCGAGTCGTGAACTAAGTGCGCTTGAACCGAATACAAAACCGACGAAGCTCTACCCAAAGCCGTGGCTGAGAACATGGTTAAAGCAATTGGAGCCTCAAGAATCTGACAGGCGATGCTAACACCAAGCTCATTGTCCAGAAGAGGTTCAGTGAAAACACCCATCGTGTACGTAGTAGATAGGGAATCAAAGAACATCTCGAGCACACGGTACGTCGGACGTCGGACAAGGAAAACGAGTGACAGCTCTCCAGATATGCAACGCAAGATTCCCTCCAACCATAGAAGAGTCTCGTCTTCGTCTGACTCCATGCCATCGACGTAACATATCACCGAACCTCCAAGCTCATTAAATCCATCAGCGTCAGTAGGGGAGACATAAGCGTGGTTTAATAGCACAACGTCACCAATCCATGCCATCGAACGCTGGACAGAGAATGGAGTATTGACGCACGTAAGACGCACTGAACCACTCGCCGTTTGTGCTAGTCCCTGGGACGTCAGTTGCGCGGTAACGAGGATGGAGAAAATTGCAGCGTTAATGAAAGGAACGTCTGTCGCGGAATTTCTGTCCTCGTCAAGCAACCATCCGTCAACGGACGTCATTAAACGCATAACAATTTGTCTGGCATTTCGAACATCGTCGCTGTCTCCGCCAATCCAGTCAAAAGAGATCTGAGGAAGAACGTTGCGTCTTGAAGTGACCACACTAGACATGTATTCTGCAGCCGGTCCTTTGAAGCCTACATTCTGAGCGTTAGCATGAGGAGAGTCACCCAATGGCACGGAGAGAACAGGAGGACGTGAGGTTGAAGGGTAGCGCGTGGAGCTTATAGCGGTAGAAATAACTTCATCTGCATCACCCATGAATGTACCATTAGCAGCGGGAGGCAGAGCACAAACTAAACCACAATTGTCGTATCGCGATTCGACTCCAGTATCTACAACGTTAAGTCTAGTAACGTAGCGTCTGTACATCGAAACGGGAAGTGGATCTCGAAGCGGACCTCGTAGAAGACGACAGTTTGTTCCACCTGCAACGTCGGAAAGAGCAACTCTTCTAGGGACAATGTTCAACATCTCACCAACAGGCAGTGTAGAAGCACCAGTTGAGATCATCTCGTAGTATTTAAAGGGACCCCAAAGGTTACGGTGAAACAACTCGACATAATGTTCGCGCAAAAGTTCTCTCTGGCAGATGGAGTCGACGTACGTTACGACGCTCTCTAAGTCTTTCTCAACTTTAATGTGGACATCAACTCCGCAATAACCAACAAGAGACGCAGAAGCTAGTACATTCACAAATCGTGAGCACGATACATTAGTCCGTAAACATTCAACAACGCGCGTTTCTCGAGTCATGGCAATACCTCGTTGTGTGTTACTGGCTGTTCTGAGAGATAGGAAAGTTTGACGCTTGTCCATGTCAGAAACGTCCTGAAAAGAGAAGTAATGTAGTAAACCGAAATTCTGACGAGGATGATAGCCACATGGTCGAGACTGACGTCGAATTGCAAGATCAAGAGACCGAATATCACGTGATTCGAGGAAGTGCACGTTGTATGCCACATATTTACCCTGTAAAGACCAAGAGAGAGAGTGGAGGTCGATATTGACAAGCAAGTAGCGTTGAGGCCGCAAAAGATGATGCGATCGTGGAACATATTTGTGCCAAGAAGAAATAAACTGGAGAGCATGACGAAGGAAGATATCTTGCATTTCATCACGGCTCATCTTCACACAGATCAGGTCTCGAAGGCTGTCGATGTTGTACTTTAACATGCGAAACTGCATACACATTTTAACACATGGAAGAAAAACAAACCAATCACTAATTCGCTGCTCAGCTACGTCGATGGTGGTAGCAAGGTCAGAAAATAGTTGTCTATAGCCATCTAATACTGAGTTGCCTGCCTCAAACGCAGCGGAAATAATTCTGTTTTCCGGGGCAGCGGGATCATCACGAGCACGTTTGGGCGTCAACACTTCCTCAAGGGGGACAAAGGTGCGTACCGATAAAACGCCAAGAAACAGCAAATCATCTAAAGGCGGGTGACTAAATGAAACTTCGGCTGGTGGATGATCTTGATCAACGTTGATAAGGACGTCTTTGACGAGCGAACGGATGCGTATGTGATGAGGTTGTAGCGGTTGGTTGATGTGACTAATAAAAGTGCTCAGCGGTAAGAACTGTGACTGGAGAGTAGACGGGGCGTTCAAGCTAAAGAGTTCCATTTTTATTGT